AGAACATATCCACCGCATTGTAACATATCACAACAGGTTTGTAAAGTAGGTTTTAAAAATCCATCTCTCCATGACTCGTAGCTGCTGCCATATTTCTTATATGACTGGTTCTCATCCTCACTATATGCCTCTCGGTTGAAATATGGGGGAGAGGTAAAGACTATATTTATTTCACCCTTGTGCTTAAGGAACTCAGGATCTTTGCCTATCTCTTCCGAGCCTAGTTGGTAGATTTCGTACGTATTTGTTCGGGAAAAGAACGAGTTTCCTCGGTATGTCTTCGTGTTGTAAAAATCTGCCACATTTGAGTAACGAGAAGTTCCGTCATAGAAGAAATTATCAGGATTGGGGTCAGTACCAATATAGTGAACATCATGGTTGTCACGAATAGACATAGCCCCCAGAATCCTACCACCCCAGCCAGAAGATGGGTCGTAAATTTTAATTTTTCCTCTAAGGTTTTTTGAGTATCGCTCATACAAATATTTAGCAGTTCCCGGAGGAAAGTTTACAGCGGGCTGAATATACCCAATACGAAAAGCCTTGAACCCAGAAGGAAAAACTTTTTCGCCCTTGGTGTAGACTCGAATTGAGTAAACCTTTTCATCCGAAATATTTTCTATGTCAAAGGTAGAATGATGTCGATATTGAAGCCATCCACACTTCTTGTAAGTAAGAACTTGATCTGCCGATAACTGAAGAATATCAGACTGCTGAACTTGATTATAACTACTACTCAACCCCTCTCGTACTGCAACCTCCTCCAAGAAAAAATCTTTGTTTGTGAACAACTCGGGCTGGGTAAAAAATGCTTCTATCCAGTTGGTAGCATTATTGACATTTACAACGGCTGTCTTTGAATTATTCTTCAGTGCAGACACAGCATGGCTGTAAAAAGAATCTCTTCTGAAGTGACGCAAAGATCCTTTGTATACCTGATCAAGTCTGTTTGGATCTGCAACTAGATCATAAATTGAATATCCATTGTCGCTATCTGTGTAGTTGATACGAGTCTTAAACATGTTTTCAAAAAACTGATCAACTTCCGATCCGAGTCGAGATTTGTTTATAATCACATCATCCGTTTGGCTGTCTAGCTCATCTGTGTGAGTATAGGTGTGAACAGGAAAGGTTTCCATAGTGTTCCACTTATGAACAATATCAGACCTTGACTTACCTGTGCGTGGAGGAGAACCAAACTGGTCCCATGCAGTTTTGAGAGTTGATCTCATTAGAACTACCCATGACTTAAATTGATCGGGAGTCATCTCAAGCAACTCCTCAAAGTTCACATTCATCTCACTATTGATTACATAATCATTTCGTTCGTAAAATTTCATGCTCCTACATTCCAAAAAAGTGCGCCTGGTGAAGCGTGTTCTAACATGAACTCCCAGGCTTTCGCGTCGTATGTTGGTGCTGACGGAAACGGGGGCAAGACTTTGGTGGCTTTGTTGAACGCATAGGTTGACTTGTAGATCTTTGCTCTTCCGTATTCGCCACTATGTCCCACACGCACACAATGAAACTCTGCTCCTGGCCACGCGAGTTGCAGTCCTCTGGTAAGAGTTCCCGAAGAACCAACGGTCCAAACCTCACGGGGTGAAACATCCATAGATTGTGCAACACGAATGATCGACGCGACGACGGTGGGGTCGTCAAAACCAATAGGTAACAATCTACGAGATGTAGGACTATCTGATACATAATCTCTCGCTCGTTTCTCCGTTACACTAAGCATTCCATTCGGAACCCATCGCATGTCGGCACCCGCTTCGATCGCTTGCAATTGATAAGAATGTCTCTTCTCTACGGCACGATCTGCCATGAAGATGACTGCCTTCTTACCATATTTGCGGCACAAATAAGAAAGAGAAATCTGTGCGTACCCAGTTGCGGGAGAACTCCCATATACCCATTCCGTAATCTCCTCGTTGGACCTTATTAGATAGTCGGCAAATCTCATCTTGGATCCACCACCAATTAAATCATCACGAACAATTTGAAACCCGCCATGTTCTTCAACAATGGGCGGGTCCAGAGGATCACTCCAGTCACCTATCATAGTCTGATAGTCTTCGTATGTCAACTCGAACAGACTCACTTGGCAATCCCACTGAAGTTGCTCTTCTTTTCGAAGGTCAGCGTGGCAGGGAACTTGTCTGTCAGTTGATCTGCCTTGTGACTGATGACGAATATGTTACACTTCTTTCCGAGAGCGTGCAAGAGTTTCATGAACTCTTCTGTCCCAATGCCGTCAAGAGAGGAGTCGAACACTTCATCAAGAATCAAAAGGTTGCAGTTGGCACTGTTCTTGATTCGGGCGATCTCTCTCCATGCCAGAAGAAGAGACAGGTCGATACGCAACTTCTCACCTTCACTGAAACTCATATAAGAGAAGGCATCACGATGACGACTCTTGATTGTCTCGTTGAACTCTTCGTCCAGATGAAACTGTGCAAAGAAATCCATTGAGGACAGGTAAGAGTTGATCATCTTGTTCATGATCGGGAGGTAGTGCTTGATGATCTTTGACTTAATACCCGAATCCTTAAGGAGCGAATATGCGACCGCTTGCTCGTTCTGCGTCTCCGCAAGAGTCTCTCGTTCTTCTTTTGCCTTCTCATGCTCGGACTCGTAGGTTGACAGATCGCTGAGTGACTCATCAAGCGACTCGGTGTCCTTTGAAATCGATGACCGCATATCTCGCAGTTCATTGATGTGTTTGTTCGAGGCCGATATAGTGCCGTTGAGTTCCGTGAGCGATGACTGCTTGGCAGATACAATGTCGATGACTTCGTTGATCTCTTGATTTCTTTCAATTAACTGCTCCATTTTCTCGGTCATTTCACCGAGTCCAGTCTTCATCTTATCGAGTTTCGAGTTTAGATCGTCTTCCCTTTCCCGAATCGTAGACTCAGGCAACTTTTGTCCACAGGAACCACACGAACTATCCTCATTGAGTTTATCAAGATCACTCGCAAAGTTCTTTGCCTTGGTCTGAACCTTGTTCATGATCTGTTCCAGAGAATGAATATCATTGGCATTCTTTTCACGGTCGCCAATTGTATTATACAATTTTTCAACTTCTGTGGTCAGAACCTCAGCCTCGGACTGTAATACAGTTAAGGATTCAACTGCGGCATCAATCTTGGTGTCGAACTCAGCGAGCGACTTCTCACTCTTCTGTCGAATAGAATCGATGTGAGACTTCTGAATCTCGATCTTATCCTTAATGCTTTCCAGTCGGCGAGAGTTCTCCTTGATCTCTTCCTTGGCCAGCGACATGCGTTCCTTCAATAGAGTGTTCATTGTCGAGAACACATTGATGTCGAGAATGTCTTCGATCACTGACCGACGATCAGCGGCAGATAACTGCATGAAAGGAACAAAAGAAGAACTGCCGAGAATCACCACCTGAGTGAAAGACTTATAGTTCATTCGGAGGATTTGCTCCTCCAGCATCTTCTGGTAGTCCTTGGACTTCGCGTGCTGGTTGATCAGATTACCGTTCTTGTATATCTCAAACTTTTTAGGCTTGAGTCCACGAAGAACTCGATACTTATCCTCGTTGACCGTGAACTCGACCTCAACCAAACAATCCTTCTCGTTGATTGAGTTTACCAACTGAGGGATGTTGATCTTTCGGAACGGCTTACCAAATAAGGCAAAGGTAATCGAGTCAAGCAAGGCGAAAGACTTACCGTGACCATTGTTGCCACAGACAAGTGTCATCGGTCGCTTGTCTAGTTGAATGGTTGTCGCTGTATTTCCGAACGATCCAAAGTTTTTAAATGTCACTTGATGGAAGTTAATCACTGGCTCAGAGCCTCCATATACAACTCACGAATGAGATTTTTGACACCCGACTTGTTATCGATGTCCATGCCGTCAATCTCATTATTGATGATTGTAACAGTATCCTGTGCCATGTCAAGGATATCTTCTTCCTCTACATCGTCAGTGGATACATCTTCTACAATAGTCACATTCTGAATGTTCTGCTCGTACAACTTATCGATAAACCGATCGAAGGTGTACGGGCTCTTCTTGTTCATGACCAGAATCTTGACATAAGAGTTAGCATAGGAGGTAAAATCCAGCGTGTCGATAATCTTTTCAAGATCGGTCTTAATGTCATCATAGACGATTTGATGAAACATACGGCGAGGATTCTCGACATACTCCAAACCCCTCGTCTCTGTGTCGAGGATGTGGAAGCCCTTCTTTTCATTCAGATCATGAAATGTAATCTGATACTGTGTGCCTAGATAGTGAACATTGTTTCGGCTACTCTTGTTGTGGAAGTGTCCAGACAGGACCATCTCAAATCGCCTGAGATCACTATCGGACATGCCTCCCTCGAACTTGTAACCACGCATGACTTCGTAACCATCGAGTTCGAAGTGACCACAACAAATGGGAGACTTGGTTGCCGACAGGAACTTCATAGTCTGCTCTTTGTTTTCCTTGTTGATCCAAGGAACCATCGCAATGCTCAGGTCGTCGAATACCAGATCTTTAGGTTCTTCAATGAGATCAAAATTTTCATACCGATCAGCAAAAAGTTCTCGCAAAGAATTAAGATCGTTAGTGTTTCTAAAATATGTGTCGTGATTGCCAGGAACAATGTGCATGGTCACACCCATGTCACGAAGAGGATTCATGAAACGATTACGCACGGTTCCAAGTGTATTGAAATTAACAAACTTGCGACGATCCATAAGATCACCCAAGTGCAACACGGTGGTAATATTGTTTTCTTTCAGGTAAGGAAAAAACTGATTCTCAAAAAAGTCTAGGAAGTAATCTAGAAATAACTGATTATCCCCCCTCGCACCGAAGTGCGAATCATTCAGTATCGCTATCTTCATTAGCAGCCCTTTTCTTTTTAGGCTCAAACTTCTCTATGTCTGCATCACTTACATCAAAGAAGTCAGCGTAGGCATTCTTTGCATCCTTCTCAAAGTAGTTCTCCTTGAACCACCTCATGAAACTCCCATCGTCAAGATTCTCCATCATCTTATACTTGACATAATTCTGCTTCTTCTCCTTTTCAATGCGTCGGAGAAAAGCATAGTATATCATCTGAGTGAAGTAAGAGAAAGGGTTTTTTGATTTTTCTGGATTAAAGTTATGGGCATACATGAGGCAGTTCTCGATGCCATCAGCGATCATCTCATCTCTAAATGGGTAATTGATAAAGTTAGGCTTGCGAGAGAGATGCTCTGCGATCTTGACAAAGCACTCTCCGATGTATTCTGATATCGGAGGACGCGGTTCGTCTTGCGCCTCCGCTTCAATGACTAACTGTTTCCATTCAGTCATCGCTTCACAGAAGCGTTCATTATCAACATAGTGTTCTTTTTTCTTTGTCATGCTAAGTAGTATACTCACTTTCTCATGGTTGTAAAGTTTTTTTATATTTTTTTGTTTGACAACCTTGACAAGAGTGTTACACTTTCTGTGTCCCGGTTCCAACAAGGTACTATAAGTAATCTCTAAGATCCGGAGACCAGTCTCTCCAGTGATTACCACGATCCTCCTCGTCACCTGAACGGGGAGGTTCATTTATTTCTAAATCGTCGTGGCTTCCATCAAGTCCATCAAGTAACATTTCTTCTTCCATGTCCTCAAGAATACCCTCTTCGACTAACTTCTTGAACATATTTTCGTCCATAGCAAAAGACATCATAATTTGAGAGATGTCTGTAAGATCTTTCATCTTGTCCATTTGTTCTTTTTGCTTTTTCATCAGATCTTCTAAGGATATTTCAGACTGTTTAATCTCCGTCTCGTAAAGCCTTACGGCCTGAGAATCGGGAGTGAGAAACAGAGCAATCCAATCTAAAGGGATTTCAATTTGTTTTTGGTCTGAATACTCTAACCAATTTTGCAGAGTAAGAACTTCCTTTCTGATGCCGCTCCACGGATCGCTCATGGAAGTGATGCTCATAAGCATCGGATTTTCGATGATCAGTCTTCCGTTTTTCTTTCCTACAATCTTAGTGATTACTGACTCACCACTTCTTAATTTGAGAATTCGGTATGCACTCATATTGTTTCCTCCAGGCGTATGGAGAGCGGTTTGAAATGGAAACCCTCTGACTTATATATCTTGATTCTTTCGAGGAAGTGACGCAGGGTGTGGTTCCTATATGATTTCCAAGAGAGATCATCTCCGGTATC